CATTATTTGAACAGCTACCTAATGACAAAGCTGGAGAATTAATTAAATTCATCTTTGCTTACGTAAACGATGAGAATCCAGAAACGGAAGATTTAATTATTAACTTGGCATTTACTCCAATTAAGCAACAGCTTAAACGTGACCTAATTAAGTTTGAAGAAACGAAGGAAAAAAGAAGCGAAGCAGGTAAGGCAGGTGCTAACAAACGATGGCAAAATATAGCAAACGATAGCAAACGCATTTCTGATATAGCAAAAATAGCTGTTAATGTAAATGATAATGTAAATGTAAAAGAGAAAGTAATAGATATTAATATACGCAAACAGGAGTTTGCTAATTCCCTAATTCCTTTTGTTGATGTTTATGGTAAGGATATGATTAGAGAGTTTTATGATTATTGGAGTGAAACGACCTTAAACAACAAAAAAATGAAGTATGAATTAGAAAGAACATGGAGTGTAGAAAGAAGGTTAAAAACATGGTCTAAAAATTCTGCTAAATTTGGAGGTGCATTACCTAAACAAGAACAAGAAAAATTTAAAGCACCATGGCAATAGAGGGATATAAAATAACGGAGCCAAGCGACGTTCTTAAACAACTAAAAAAACACAGAGACAACTATCACGATAGAGGTGTTTATTTAGGATTTGAGCAAATAGATAAATATTACTCAATGCAGTTAGGAGGATGCACAGACTGGACAGGTTTCCCAATGAGCGGAAAAACTCAAGTATTAATGGAGTTGCTTATGAATACTTCTATGTTTTACGGGTGGAAGCATTTAATATATTTTCCGGACGTTGGAAATAACGTTGAAATACTTGCTGACTTTATCCACAAAAAGACGAATAAAAGTTTTGATCCTAAAAAACCTAACACTATTACTGATTCAGATATAGAAAGAGAAATAGAATGGGTAACGGAACATTTTAAAGTATTGACTAAAATAGATGTAAAAGCTAAACTTACTCCAATGCAATTTTGGGACATGGCTGCTGAAATAAAATCTAAAGGAGAATTACATACTGCAAGTATTGACAGTTGGAAAGACATGAGTCATCCTTATGATGAATATGGCGGATATGCAACTTATTTAGAATTTTGTTTGCCATATAGAAATCATATTGCTGAACAACATAATTTACATTTACATACTATCATACATCCAAAACTAACTGAAAAAGTAAATGGGCAAAGAACTCCCCCATCTCCGTATGATTTAAAAGGAGGTTCTGAATGGTTTAATTCTGGAAAGTCTATGATAACGGTACATAGACCTGACGTTATGCATAACATGGCTGAAATATATTTTAATAAGATTAAGCCACGTAGTGTGGGTTCTATTGGTAAAGCTGAATTACATTTTGATATTAACTCTTTAACGTATTATGATATAGATGTAGTCTCACCAAATGACCATAAACATTTATATGCTGCACCAAAAGGAGAGATAAAAACAAAAAATGTCTTATCAAATGAAATGCAAGAATTTTACAAGCCTTTAAATGCAAATGTTAAATTTGACGATCAATTACCTTTTTAAACACGAACTATGATTGATTACACATTAGCATTAATAAACATAGACCTAACAATAAACAAAATGTTGTTCAGGCTAAAATTAGAAGATTTAAGCGAGAAAAAACGAAAAGGAATACAAACTATCATTGATGACCTTAAAGTATCGTCAGAACTCGTTAAAATGCAAAACAAAGCTATTGAGGAGCAGATTCAGATAAACTCGAAATTATATTTAGAGAATCTAAAGCTAAAGAGAATGGTAGAAGAACTAACAAAAACAGGACTTGAATTATAACGTTATGTGTTATACGATGCCTTTTATTTTTTTAATTATTTTTTGAAAAAGTTTGTATATTCAAAAATGAGTTATATATTTGTAAACGAAATCAAAAAATTAATAAAAATGAAAAAAGTATTTATGAGTGTATCTTTTGGAAAATTTAAAAGAACACGTTTTACAGAAATTGCAGAAGCGATAGCTTTTGTGCGAGAAAATAAATTGTCAAACACTAGACTGAAACTTAATAAAGTTAGTTCAGTTGAAGAATGGGATAACTTTTAAGTATGAAAGCAAAAAAACAAGGAGGAAAACGAAAAAACGCTGGCAGAAAATCTGCTTTTAATGAGCCGACAAAAACTGTCAGCTTTCGTTGTCCATTGTCAAAAATAGAAGAATTAAAGTTATATGTTACCGCTAAACTTTCGGAGTGGTCACAAGGTATCGTATAACACAAAAGCAGGCGCAGTATTATTGCGCTTGCTGACTGTTAGAAAGCCGTTTTAATGGCGTAAAAATTAAACTTAGATTATGAAAAAGTGCCGTAACTGTCAAGAAAGATTTAATCCTATACGTTCAACTTTGGAAAAATTTTGCCAAAAAGACGAATGTATCATAGCAATGGTCTGCGAAACAAAAGAGAAACTTTGGAAGCAGAATAAGAAAAAGATGAAAGAGGATATAATGACTGTTCAGGATTATATGAAGATAGCACAGCAAACTTTTAATAAGTACATCCGTCTTCGTGATCAAGGAAAGAATTGTATTTCATGTGGCAAAATCCCAAAGAAAGAGAACGCAGGACATTTCTATTCCGCAGGAACACACACAGCAGTAAGGTTTGACGAAAGGAATGTGCATCTGCAATGTGAACATTGTAATTCTTTTCTTTCGGGAAATTTACTTAATTACCGTGAAAAACTATTAAATAAACTAGGATTTGAGGAATTTGATCGTTTAAGCGTTGACGCTATGAAAACACGAAAATACACACGAGAAGAGTTAAAAGAAGTTATAGAACTATACAAACAAAAGATAAAAGATGTATCTAATAGCTCTAATAACAGTTGAAGGTATAATAACCAAAGGAAATAAATACAAGTGCATAGGCGAAACTGAAAACTACTACGTAATAAAAAACGATATTAACAAACACGAGTGCATAAGAAAGCATTTTTTTATAAAAGAATAATTTTATATTTGACAAAAAAATAACACTATGAAAGATTACGACAGCTTTAGAATTTACGACTTTACTGGATTCGAGAAAGAGTTTGAATTTAGCATGAAAGTAGATGGCAAATGGCAAGAGTTTAAATGCACGGCTGACTTCCACGTTAAGTACGAAGCACCTGAGGATAAGTTAGAAATGATCTTAGATAAGGCAGATGTTCTTATGTACGATAAGACTAAAGAAGATTACGTAAGCTACAGCCTAACGAAAGACGAAATAGAAACTTTACAAAGTTGGATGCAAGATGCTACCCACTGGGATGAGTACTATGAGTATATGAACTATCATAAATAAGATATGATTCTTTGTTTATTTATAATCATGTACTTTAGCTTAGTGTTTTCATATCTTGCATATAAGACAGAAAAGATTAACTTTGCGTACACTTTGCTTATTATAGCAGGTTTAAATTTGATTGGTTTAACTTTATTGCTAATAGATGGAGGTAAATATAACGTATTCGAGTGATGATATGCACGAAGCAATTAATGCTTTGAAGGTTACCTCGTGGATTTCAGCCATGTTTGAATTAGATCAGTATCTACGATCTGAAACAAAATATAACGATAATAGAGAAGAAAAAGAGATAGACGTTATATATGAGGTTCGTGAGAAGTTACGTGATTTAATGCATGAGTATAATATTAGCTTCGATGAATAAGAAACAATACCTAAACTACCTACATAAGTACAGGGCGCATCGAAGGTCAAAAGACTGGGTGCGCTCTTGGCTTTTTACGGCTGATCACACTTGTCCTTATTTTCAGTTTATAAGACTAAACCCTGAAGAATGAAGAGACTTTATAAGGTTATAGGCTTAATTTGGATATATGTTATTAACCGAGTGTATAGGAATGTCGACTGACTGGCTAAATAAAGTGGCCAAACATCACAAGTACTTTGTAAATGTGGTTGAAGGATTCGGTGAAAAGTTCTATGCTGAAGATATAGTTCAAGAAATGTATCTACGACTTCATAGGTACACTACATGGGATAAGATAGTAAAAGACGGAGAGGTAAATAAAGGCTTTGTATGGTTTGTTCTAAGAAATATTTATGTAGATTTCTGTAAGCAAAAGAGCAAAATAAATAAATGTGATTTAAACGAAGCTATTTATGTTTTCGATGACAACCAAGAAAAAAACGAAGCGTTAGCAAAGAACACTATAGACAATAAAGTAGAGCAAGAAATAAACAGATGGCATTGGTACGATAAGATGCTATTTGAATTATACCGAGATTCAGGAATGTCTATGCGTGAACTAGAAGCAGAAACTAAGATTAGTCTGACGTCTATATTTCACACTATAAAGCATTGTAAGCAGCGTTTAAAAGAATCAATAGGCGAAGACTACCAAGACTACATGAATGGCGATTATGAGTTATTATAACATGGATAACGAATACTACAGCAAACAAGAAGCTAGAGAACTAATAGCTTATTTACGCAGGGAGATAGAGAATATACTTCGTGAGCATAATGAGTTATTAGATAAACACGAAGCCTTACAAGAAGAATTTAACCAGTTAAAAGAAAGATATATTAACTTAGCACGATGAAGACAATAAGAGCGTATTTAGAAAACCAAAAGGAGTTAGCCTACGTTGGGTATGCAAACAGCCTACAGAAAGAAAGTGTAAATTTATTAGATAGTAAGCATTTTTTAGAAAGAATAGTACATTTAGAATTATTGATAAAAGAATTGAACAATGGAAAAGAAAAGAGGGAGAAAGCGTAAGATAGTAACGGAGGTTACGGAAATAGTAAAAGACGAAGCCAAGGAGTTAGTACAAGACGTAAAGAAAGAAGTTTCTGAAGGTCTAGGCGATACGTTAGAGAAAGTGTTTAAAGCTACAGGAATAGATAAAGTTGCTAAATGGGTATTAGGAGAGGACTGCGGATGTGATAAACGCAAGGAGAAGCTAAATCAAATGTTCCCTTACAGAAAGATTAACTGCCTAACGGAAGACGAACACGGAATCCTTGAAACATTCTTTAATAAAAAAACGGCAGAGATAGCACCAAGCGATCAACACGCCTTACTTCAAGTTTACAATAGGGTGCTTAATGTAAAACAACAGCCAACCTCATGTGGTTCATGTTGGAGAGATATAGTAATGCAGTTAAGAAAAATATATAACGAGTACGACGATGCCAATTCCTAAGCCAAGCGGATCAGAAACGGAGAAAGAATTTATTAGACGCTGCATGGCTGATGATAAAATGGTTTCTGAATATGAAGATATAGATCAACGTTTTGCGGTGTGTAGAAGTTCTTATGAGCAGTTGCAAGGTGAAAAACACGAACAGGGAAAGGATAACAAGTGACTACTATATAGTATTCATTAATCCTGAACTACACAAGAAAGCATGGAACGCTTTAAAGCTATTGCTTCATATAGCAGAAGCTCACTATGTACTTTACCATGATTACGAAATAAGCCTTATGGAGCTTCACCCGGTAGACGAAGACGAATTCTACGACTATAATTACAATCCTAACTAAACACGAATAACAATGGGAAGACCTAATAAGATACACAGCCCAGAGCATCTATGGGAGTTATTCCAAGCGTATAAGAAAAACACGAAAGAAAATCCTTTTATTGTAAAAGACTACGTAGGCAAAGACGCCGAAATGGTATATAGAGAGAAAGAAAGACCTCTAACAATAGAAGGCTTCGAAAACTATTGTGCAGATGAAGGTATAATTCAAGACTTGTCTAATTACTTTGCAAATTCGAGGGGAAGATATAAACGCTTTTCAACCATCTGCTCACGTATACGTAGAGAAGTGCGTACTGATCAAATAGAAGGAGGCATGGCAGGTATGTATAATCCATCTATCACGCAGCGTCTAAATAACCTTGTAGAGAAGACACAGACTACAATAGTAGAACAGCCGTTGTTTAACCTGGAATCAGAGGAAGACGAAGAAACCGAAGATACAGAATAGGAATCCAATAATTAAATTCAGTGTTTATGGGATACTACCCCCGTAATTTTTAAGACTAAAACAACCATAGGAATACAATAATGTTTAAAGTAACTACATCAATTAGGAAGATTCTCGCCCTGAAGAATCGTATTAAGATTATACAGGGTGGAACTTCCGCTCTTTAGTCCCCTCTGAAGATAGTAGGAGGGGACGACCATGCAGGTAAGACGTTCGGTATTCTACCGATACTCATAGACAAAGCAGCAAGACACTCAGGACTTGAGGTAAGTATAGTTGCTGAAACTATCCCACACTTACGTAGGGGTGCTTTAAAAGACTTTCTAAAGATAATGAAGTGGACAGGTCGCTATAATGACGAACACTTCAATAAGTCTCTTTTACGTTATGAATTTGGAAACGGAAGTGTAATAGAGTTTTTTAGTGCTGATGATTCATCTAAGCTACGTGGTGCTAGACGTGACGTGCTTTACATAAACGAGTGCAACAACGTGACATTCGAATCTTACAATGAATTAGCAATACGTACAAAAAAAGAGGTTTATTTGGACTTTAACCCTGCAAATGAGTTTTGGGTGCATACGGAACTGAAAGACGAACCGGACAGCGACTTCATAATTCTAACTTACTTAGACAATGAAGCGTTAGATCAATCCATAATAGACCAAATAGAAAAGAATAAGGAAAAGGCGGAGACAAGTTCTTACTGGCGTAATTGGTGGAATGTATATGGTCTAGGTTTAGTAGGTAGCTTAGAAGGTGTGGTATTTAATAATTGGAAAACCATAGACACTATACCAAAAGATGCAAGACTGATAGGTATAGGCTTAGACTTTGGTTATAGTGTTGACCCTACGGCAATAGTAGCTATATATACATACAACGGTTTACGAATTGTAAAGGAATTAGTTTACAGAAATGGAATGTTAAACACAGATATAGCAAGGGAACTGCCTAAAAATGTTGCTGTTTATGCTGATAGCTCTGAACCGAAAAGTATTGAAGAAATAAGAAGGCAAGGAATAACGATTAAAGGCGTTACAAAGGGTAAGGATTCTATCAACTATGGTATAGACGTAATGCAGCGTCAGGAATATTTAGTAACGTCAGACAGCACTAATCTTATCAAAGAACTTAGGGCGTATTGTTGGGATACGGATAAGACAGGAGTAAGATTAAACAAGCCTATAGGTACAGATCACGCTATAGATGCTTTTAGGTATCACGAAATGGAAACTTTAGGACTAAATACAAGTTATGGAACATACGCCATCCGTTGAGGAAATGATAGCAGTTGTACAAGAGTACATAAAAGAACGCACAGGAAAGAACGTACGTATAGTCTTTGACGATATGTTTAATATAAGGAAGCACATGATAATGCTAAATGAAGCGTATAATCATGTTATGAACTACAGAAACACGAAATAAAAGTTAGAATATTATGAAGTTAGAATTGTTAATACCAACAAGTTTAGACGAAATACCATTAAGAGCCTACCAAGACTTCAGAAAGACGGTAGACGGTTCGAATGATGAGGTATTCATATCTGAAAAGATGGTTTCTCTATTCTGCGGTATAGAGCTAAAAGACATAGTTAAAATAAAAGCTACTGACTTAGCCGATATGGTTGAACACTTTAACCGCTTATTTGCAGCGAAAACTCCATTTAAACAACGCTTCAAAATAGGAGACATTGAATTTGGATTTGTTCCCAATTTGGAAACAATTTCATGGGGTGAGTATATAGATGCTGAGAAGTATCTGAGCAGTTGGGAAAATATGCATAAAGCTATGGCTGTACTTTACAGACCCATCACAAATACGAAAGGAGACAAGTATGAGATCATGGAATATGAAGGAACGGCTGAATTTTCCGAACTCATGAAGTTCACACCTGTAAGCATAGCTATGGGTGCGTCGGTTTTTTTTTGGACTTTAGGACTCGAATTATTGGAGGCTTTAGCGCACTATTTGGAGAAGGAGACGAAGAAGATGAGCAAAACGACTACAGCGAAACAGCACAATTTGCCAAACAGTGGGGATGGTATCAGTCAATCTATGCAGCAGCTAAAGGAAACATTCTTGAGTTCGATAGAGTCACAAAGCAGCCACTTGTTAAAATATTAACCTTCTTGACATTTGAGAAGCAAAAGACGGAAATAGAAATTAGACAGATTAAAAAACAGCAACAGAAATGGTAGGATTTTATAGCGTAACCGAAGTATTAAAAAACGAATTGATTTCAAGCCCGTTCGTAAACACGGTTACAGAAGGAAGTATATTTGAAGTAGACTTGAATAAGCAGACTATATTCCCTTTGTCACATATAATGGTAAATAACGTGACAGTTGATCAGACAGTACTTAGATTTAATATTAGCGTAATTGCTATGGATATAGTGGATATTTCTAAGAGTGAAACCACAGACGTATTCAGAGGGAATGACAATGAACAAGACGTATTAAATACTCAGTTAGCTGTACTTCAACGTTTGGCTGCTTCCATGTATAACGGTGCTTTGAGTGACTTAGGCTACGAGATTGAGACTTCGCCAAGTTGCGAACCATTTACAGAACGCTTTGAGAATTTATTAGCTGGTTGGACTATGACATTTGATTTGGTAGTGCCTAACGAAATGAGTATTTGCTAATGCAAAAAGACGAAGTACAAAAGGCTTTAGAACGCTTTAGAGACCATGTAGTAAACCAAGCTAAACGCAACCTTACACAGAAGGATAAAAACGTTTCTAAAAAGCTACATCAATCTATTAAGGGCGATGTTAAGGCTATGCCTAATTCTATCTCCATGTATTTTTCTATGGAGGAATACGGAGCGTACCAAGACCAAGGGGTGCGTGGTAAGAGATCAAATGCCAAAGCGCCTAATTCACCTTTTAAATTTGGTAGTGGCACGGGCAAAAAAGGCGGACTTACCGAAGCAATGGAGAAGTGGGTGCAAAGACGGAGGATTCAGTTTAAGAATGAAAACGGTAAATTTATGAGCTATAAATCTACTGCATGGTTAATGACTAAAAGTATATACTCAAAAGGAATTAAACCGAGTTTGTTTTTTACTAAGCCATTCGAAGCAGCATACAAAAACTTACCTGACGAGTTAATAGATAAATACGGATTAGAAGCCAGTAAACTATTTTTTGATATAATTAAACAGCCGAAATAATGCCTAATATATTTGCACGTTCACCTTTCATAGTAGAAATAAACGAAGCGTCACAGATTGAAACTAAGGTAGAGTTAAGAATTTGGAATGGCACAGGGTCAGCTCCTACAGCTCCAACTTATACCTTAAGCAAGTTGATACCTTCTACTACAAATAGACGAACCACCTATAATATATCACCTTACATCAAAGAGTTCTTATCACACGAGAATTTTCTAAATGTGTATAACGTATATAATACAGCGCTAACTACTACAGAATGGTGTAATGTTCAAGTAAAGAGATATAAGAAATTAACTTCTTCTTTTGTACTTATAGACACTACGACTTACAAAGCCTTTGACGGCTATGGATTGTATACTGAAGGCTATAATGAGGACTTAGGAGACTATCTATTAAAGCCAAAGACGTATTATTACTATTACGATCCTACGGCTACTTTGTCAACTCAACCATTAAGAAGGGCAGGTAGTGTTTCATGGGTTAATCCGGGTGGTTACAAAGTAAAACTAACTAACTATAGAACAGGTGCAAATTCAACAAGTCCAGCTATAAGTACGGCAGGTGTTTATATGAGTTTAAGAGTAGACACGGGTTATATGGCTGACGGCTGTATATTTCAGATTCTAAATGGTTCTAACGTTGTTCAGTACGAATCTACATTCTTACCAAAGACGGAATGCAAATACACTCCTATTTGCTGTGACTTTATAAATAGATATGGCGCATGGCAAAGAGAATTCTTCTTTAAGGCTTCTAAAAATTCTATTAACTTAGAAAACTCCGAATACAATCTATTACAGAATAATCTTGTTAACTATGATGTATTAGAAGGACAGCGTAAGATATTTAACACTAATTACCAAGAAACAATTACTGTAAATACTGATTGGGTAAAAGAAGACTTTAGCGACAACCTGAGAGAGTTAATGACAAGTGAAAGAATCTTGCTAGATAATAGGCCAGTTAAGCTAAACACTAAATCAATGGAGCTTCAGAAACAGATCAACACTAAAATGATCAACTATACTTTAGAATTCCAATACGCTACTGATATAATTAACAACGTGGTATAATGCGTAAAGTACAGATATACATAGAAGGACAACGCTTAGAATTATTTGACGACGAGACAATACAAGTAACCTCATCGGTTCAAAACGTTCAGGATATAGCTAAAGTATTTACTGATTTCTCACAGAGTTTTACCGTACCTGCTTCAGAGCGAAACAATATTATCTTTCAGCACTTCTACGAAAACGCGGTAGATACTACGTTAGATTACCAAGTAAGAAGAAGCGCTACAATAGAAATAGATTTAATACCGTTTAGAACTGGAAAGATTCAGCTTGAAAAGTCTAATCTAAAAAAAGGCAGGGTTCAGAGTTACACTGTAACTTTTTATGGTGATGTTAGAACGCTTCAGGATTACTTTGGAGAGGATAAGTTAAACACGTTGGATATGTCTCCTTATTCGCATTTATATACGGGAGCAGAGGTGCAAACACGGATAACTAGTTCTTCAAGTTATGATGTTAGATATCCTTTGATTAGTTCGGATAGGGTTTGGGTTTATGGTGGTGGTGGTCAACAAGACATCTCTCAGAATTCACACCATATTCATTATACTGAATTATTCCCTGCTGTAAGAATAGCTAGAGTATTTGATGCAATAGAAACGAAATACGGAATAGACTTTCAAGGATTGTTCTTATCTAACAAGCGTTTTACCAACTGCTATCTATGGTTAAAGAATAAAGATTCATTTGATTTTTACAGCGATAGAAAGCCTTTAGATATTACAGGTGGATATTCTCCGACTGGGGTAGGTTCGTTTGTAAACGTCGCGAACAATTCAATAGATATTGTATTTGACCCTACAGATCTATTAGGGATTTTAAGTTCATCAGGTTTCGATACAGCTATTAAAATATATATTAACGCTTATGGATATATAGGTGCTTTCCCATCTACAAATATAACGTACATAGACGTTTATGAAAATGGAAGTTTAATCTCTACTGTTGAAGCACCTGCTGGAGAAGTAGCTGAGTTTACATTGATAGTTCCTTATGATAATAGCACAGACAAGATATATACTTTTCAAGGTAGAACGACAGAGGATTTTACTGTTCAATATTGGGGTGATTTAACAGTATTGGTAAACGGCTCGGAAACAAATCCTTCTGGTGCTTTTTATGATTACAACCCAATATATATAGCGGACAATGTATTTGTTAAGAATATAGATCTGTCAAGCAATATGCCTGACATGAAGATAGCAGATTTTGTTTCGGGTGTATTTAAGCAGTTCAATTTAACGTGTGTGCCTACTAATCCTACTACGTTTAGAATAGAGCCGTTAGAAGATTGGTACGCACAAGGAAGGTTAGTAGATGTAACCAAACATATTGATATAGACAGCATAGATATTGAACGTGTCAAGCTATTTAAGAAGATAGACTTTAAACACCAAAAAGGAGAAACTATTTTAAGCCGTCAATTTGGAGACGCTAACTTCCGTGAATATGGAGATTTACAGCAAGTATATGATTACGATGGTACAGACTATACTATAGAGCTTCCATTTGAAAATATCTTACATACAAAATTCACAAACACCAACTTACAAGTAGGATATTCACTAGATAAGAATTTACAACCTATAATACCTAAGCCAGTATTGTTATACATGAATGATCAAAAGTCCTGTTCATTCTATTTTAACAATGGTTCAAGCACCAATCACATTACTACTTATATGCCATTCGGTCAAGATTTAGTTTTTAACGGTGCGAATTATACTTTGAATTTTGGGTGGGATAACAGCTCATATCATTTAACACCTATTCAGAATAATATCTTTATAGTTTACTACTATAATTATCTATCTAACCTATATAGTAAAAAGCAGCGTTTAACATATTGTAAAGGATTATTCCCTACCCCTATACTTACGAGTTTAAAGATGAATGATAGACTTATCATTCGTGACAAGAGGTATATCATAAACGAGATAAAGACGAACTTAAACACAGGAGACGTAGATTTAATTCTATTGCATGACTTTAGACCTTTAAGAAATCAAAGTTTAGGCAGGGTAGGAAAAGGAGTAGGGTTGGTTAGTACTTCAATATCTTTAGGCAATGGAGTTACAAAGATAGATTTAGACATGGGTACTACTGGAGTTATAGCCAGTACATTGTCCATTACTTCAGATACAGACGTTACCTTTACTTTTCCTTCCACAATACCTAGTTATACAATTATAGCTGAAAACTCAGACGATTTAATTACTGAGAATAATTTAATTTATTTCAGATCAGAAGAAAATAATGCCATTGTTTACGATATAAACCTAACCTATACTTACGACAATGGAACAACGGAAACTGAAGTAATGACATTAACACAAGACATATGATAAAAAACATTTTAGACCTACTAAAGATAGATGACTTCTACGGAAAGTCGGAATTCATAGACATAGCTAAAGGTAGAAATGAAATACCTAAAAGCATTAAGGCAGCATACAAACAAGGCAGACGCAAGTTAAAAGAAAAAGACTATAAGTAATGGCTGAAAAGAAAGTAATAGAGTTAGAGATAAAGACGGAATCCATTGGCAGCTTAAAAAGCCAGTTAAGAGAAGCACAGGCCGCCGTCGCCGAACTATCTGAAAAGTTTGGCGCGACATCTCAGGAAGCCATTAACGCAGCGAAAAGAGCAGCCGAACTAAAAGACGCTATTGGCGATGCTAAAGCCTTGACAGATGCATATAACCCAGATGCTAAATTTAACGCATTAACTCAATCTTTAGGCGGTGTGTTAAATGGCTTTCAAGCTTTTGAGGGTGCATTAGGTTTAGTGGGTGTAGAAAGCGAAGCAGTACAAGAGCAATTACTAAAAGTTCAGTCTGTCATGGCACTTGCTGAAGGTGTTAACGGAGTAATGGAATCCGTTGAAGCTTTCAAGAACTTAGGTGCAATGATTAAAAACGTAACCGTTGTACAGAAGCTTTTAAATGTAGTAATGAAGGCAAACCCAATAGGGTTGCTTATTGCTGGTATTACTGCTTTAATTGCCGCAGGTGCTGCTTTAATTTCATGGTTTTATGATTCAGCCGCAGCCACTGAAAAGGCGAATGCAAGTATGGATAGACATACTAAAGCGTTAGAGCGTCAAGAAAAGCAAATAGCAAGATCGTCTAAAGTTTTAAAAGATGCTAATCAATATCAATATGATTACGCTAAGGCGGCAGGAGCTTCAGCTGAACAATTACGAAAACTTGCCCTTAAACATCAAGAAGAAGAGTTAGCACTTGCTAAAAAGAATCTTGAATTAGCTAAATCAACTTATTTACGTGAGCAAGATATTTTAGCTTCTTACCGTGCAAATGATGCTAGTGAGGAGTTAATGGAGCGCCAAACTGAAATTGTAAAAAAAGCAAGGGAAGCTACAGCAAATGCAAGACAAGCATTAATCGGTGAATATGATGACTTAAAAGCTTTACGTAGACAACAAAAAGTAGAGATTCGTCAAGAAGAAACAGATGCTAATAAAGAAGCTAAAGACAGAGCAAAAGAAGCTTCGCAAAATAGAAAGCAGATAGCCAAAGAAACAACAAAAGCAATTATAGAAGAAACACGAAAGCAAGGTGAAGTAACCGAAGAGCAAGAAGATTTCTTTACTCAAATGCTTCTTGATGCAGATGCGGAAAGAGAGGGGATAAGACAAGAATCAATAGCTAAACAAGAAGAAGACGAATTAGCTTTAATGCAATTTAAAGGCGATATATATAAACAAGATATAGATAATGTAGAACAAGCTGAATTAGAAAAACAAGCAAAACGAAAAGCCAATATTGATTTAGCTTTAAAATATGCTCAAGAATTTGGTAATACAATGAGCGCATTAAACAACTTACTAAATGCAGGTGATGAAGAACGACTCAAAAAAGTAAAAAAGGGAAGTGCAGAAGAACAAGCTATACGCAAAAAAATGTTTGATCGCGAAAAGAAAATGCGTATTGCTCAGACTATTATAGATACAGCATCAAATATTATTCAGTCAGTAAGAAATGGTGGTGGTATTCCTACAGGTATTCCTTTTGGAGTTATAGCCGCTGCACAAGGAGCAATACAAATAGCAGCAATTAAAAAAGCCACATTTGGAGGCGGTGATCAATCAGGCGGTGGCGGTGGCTCAGAAACACCAAATGCACCAAGTGGAAATTCTGTAATCACTCCAAACTTTAACATAGTAGGAAATGCACAAGCTACGAATCCTCTTGCAGGTTTAGGCGGTCAACCTTTACAAGCATACGTAGTAAGTGGAGAAGTTACAACAGCTCAGAGTTTAGATAGAAACAGGGTTAATTACGCAACATTTGGATAAAACAAAAGTTAATAGGTCATGAGAATTATAGAATTAATCATAGACGAGAAAGACGAAATGAGCGGTATAGATGCCGTTTCAGTCGTTAAGAATCCAGCAATAGAGGAAAACTTTATAGCACTAAATAAACATGAAGTAGAGCTAAAAAAGATAGATGAAGAGAAGCGTATCTTAATGGGTGCTGCTCTAGTTCCTAACAAACAAATTTACCGAGTAAACGAAAAGAAAGAAGAGTATTACATTTTCTTTAGTGAGCAAACGGTACGCAAAGCATCCGAATTATTCTTAATGCGTTCAAATCAGAATAACGCTACCTACGAACACAAAGACAAATTAGAAGGTCTAAGCGTTGTTGAAAGTTGGATTATTGACGATGAGAAATCGGATAAATCCCGATTATATGGCTTTGATTTGCCGAAGGGTACTTGGATGATTTCCATGAAGGTTAATAACGATGAGGTGTGGAGCGACGTTAAAGAGGGTAAGGTTAAAGGGTTTTCTATAGAAGGTTATTTCGCTGACAAGTACGAGATGAGCTTGAAAGAAACTACGACTGAGCCACAAGACGAAGACGAAGTTTTATTAAATGCTATCCGTAAGATCATTGTAGACGCTGAAAGAATGGAGTTACGTTCCTATACTGACTATCCAAAAGCAGCCGTAGAAAATGCAAAGATAGCTGTTCGATATGCAGAAGAGAACGGATGGGGTTCTTGTGGCACTTCCGTAGGAAAAATTCGTGCTAGTCAGCTTTCTAATAACGAACCCATTTCAGAAGAAACGATTGCTAAAATGGCAGCATTTGAAAGACACAGACAAAACTCACAGAAAGAGTTAGGGGATGGATGCGGTAGATTAATGTGGTTAGCTTGGGGTGGAGATGAAGGAGTAGAATGGGCGCAACGTAAACTTCAACAGATAAGAAATGGCGAAGCAAACTAACATTACCAACTTTCTTAAAAAACCAAAGGTTAAAAGACCGGGTGTTCATGCAAAGAGTAAGACAAGTAAATTAAAGTCAAGTAAAAACTATAATAAATCTTATAAACGACAAGGCAAATAATGAACAATATATTAGTCATTAAACGATAAAAAGACGGATAGTGATTAATATATTATACAAAATAATAGATATGGCAAAGAAACAAAAAACATTAAGTAAGACATCACCGAAAGGCGGTAGAAGAGGTTGTTTATGTGATGACGGAACATATAAGGCAGAATGTTGTGATGGAACATTACAAGCGCAAGGTGTAGGGAGCATGATTTCACAAGGCACAGCGGTAATAAACAACTCAAATACACAAAGAACTATAACTGGAACTAACGGTTAAAAATACAACAACTAAAACACGAAAGAGTTAAATAGAAAAGTTTAAACATGAAATCAAACGTTCTTAACCAAATTAAACAACTTCTAGGAATGGAAGTGAAACTAGAGCAAATGAAACTTGCTGACGGAATGACTGTAATCGAAGCGGATTCTTTTGATCCTGAAATGGCGGTAGTTATCGTAACAGAAGACGAACAAAAAATTCCTTTGCCTGTAGGCGAGTACGAATTAGAAGATGGTCGTGTTCTTGTTGTTGCAGTAGAAGGTATCATTTCTGAAATCAAAGAAAAAGAAGAAGAAGCTCCTGAAGTTGAAATCGAAGTTGAAGCTCCCGAAGCTGAGATGCCTGAAGTAGAAGTTGAAGCTGAAGCTGAAGTAGCTACTCCTAAAAAGACGGTTGAATCTATCATTAAAGAAACTTTCTTCTCTGAGATGGAAGCATTGAAAGCAGAGAATGAGGAATTAAAAGCTAAACTTGAAACATTTTCAAAAGTTGAGCCTACTACAGAAACTACTACTGAAGAAGTTGCTGAAGAAACAAAGGTTGAACTTGAAGAGGTGAAGCCAATCACTTTTAATCCCGAGAAAACTAATCCAACAGAGTTCACAAAATTGGCTTCTAAAAGACCAAGAACTACTATGGATTCAATCATTGAAAAACTTAATAAATAATACTAATAATTAAAAACGTAAAAAGATGCCAACTACAACATCAATTACTACTACTTACGCTGGTGAATTCGCAGGTAAGTACATTGCAGCAGCGCTTTTGTCTGCACCAACTCTTGAGCAAGGTGGTCTTACTATCCACCCTAATGTAAAGTACAAGCAAGTTATCCAACGTGTAGCTACAGACGGAATCGTTAAGAATGCTACTTGTGACTTCGATGCTACTTCTACAGTTACTCTTACTGAAAGAGTATTGAACCCTGAAGAATTCCAAGTGAACCTTCAACTTTGTAAAAAAGACTTCCACCAAACTTGGCAGGCTGCTGAGATGGGGTTCGGAGCTTTCGATCAGCTTCCTAAATCTTTCGCTGACTTCCTTATCGCTCACGTAGCTGAGAAAGTTGCTTCTCATATGGAAGGTGTTATTTGGGAAGGCAACAACGCATCTGCTGGCGAGTTCGCAGGAATCATGAGACAACTTGCTGTTGATGCTACTTTACCTGCTGCACAAGAGGTAGCTGGTACAACTGTAGACGCTGGTGATGTTATCGCTGAGCTTGGTAAAATCGTTGACGCTATCCCTACTCGTTTGTACGGACAGCCTGACTTGAAATTGTATCTTTCTTCTAACATCGTACGTGCTTATATCCGTGCTTTGGGTGGATTCGGTGCTTCAGGTCTTGGTGCTAATGGTACTAACAATCAAGGTACACAGTGGTACACTAACGGTTCTTTAAGCTTTGACGGTATTCCGATCTTTATGGCTCCAGGTTTGGATGATAATAGAGGTTTGGCTACTACTGCTTCTAATCTTCATTTTGCTACAGGTCTTCTTTCTGACTTGAATGAAGTTAAAGTTATTGACATGGCTGACCTTGACGGTTCTCAAAACGTACGTGTAATCATGCGTTTCACTGCTGATGCTAAATATGGTTTCGCTGGAGATTGTGTTACTTACGGAGTAACTAACTCAGCTAACTAATATTAACTGACTTAATAAACAGGGAGGGCGGTTATTCTCCCTCCCTTTTTTATAACATTTAAAACTTAAAATTATGTCATGTGATATATCAAACGGCGTAGCTGAACCATGTAAATCAGCGATTGGTGGACTAGATGCTATCTATATTATCAACTACGGAGATTATGCTGCTACAGATATTACTTATAACAATACTAACACGGATCAAATAGACGATATCAATGGTGTTGCTACTGTTTATAAGTTTGATTTGAAAGGAGCTAATAGTTTCGAGCAAACGATTACTTCAAGTCGTGATAACGGAACTACTTTTGTTGAGCAAACTTTGACTGTTAACCTTAAACAACAAAGCGCAGTTAAACACAAGTTGGTTAAGTTGTTGGCTTATGGACGTCCGCACGTCGTAGTTAGAACTCGTGCAGGTCAATATTTCCTTGCTGGTCTTGAGCGCGGAATGGACTTGACTACAGGTGTTATTTCTAACGGAACGGCAGCTGGTGATATGAATGGATACACGCTTACTTTTGTAGGTCAAGAGAACATTCCAGCTAATTTCTTGAATTGTTCAACTGAAGCAGGACTTGTTACAGTTCTTTCTTCAGCTTCTATTGTCACTTCATAGTGTTTCTTTCATAGTGTTTAGATTGGGGAGGCTTCGGTCTCCCTTTTCTTTTTAAAAACAATTTCCATAAACATAAGTTAATAGTATATGATTATCTTACAAGAGACGGCAACAGCGCAGACTTTTAGTTTTATTCCTCGTCAGGATACTTATAATACTTTGCAGATAACAGACGAGCAGACGGGCGTTACAACAAACGTAACTATTACTACAAATGTTATAGGTCAGTATTACAATACGATCACAGCAACTTTCTCTTTAAAGCAAAATCATTTCTATACTTTAACACTTAAGCAAAACACGGACATAGTTTACAAGGATAAGATATTCTGTACTAATCAGTCTATCCCTACATTCAGTGTAAACAACGGTCAATATGTAGTGAATACGTCAAATAACGACTTTATTTTATATGAGTAATGTACACGTACTAAAGCTGGCTTCTTACGAACCGCCAGTAATAGAGGAATCAAAGAAGAACGAATGGGTAACTTATGGTGAGAATAACTCTTACTATACTTTCCTCATGCAGCGTTACAAAAATTCCACAACTAATAACGCTATAATAAACAACATCTCACGCCTTATCTACGGAAAAGGGTTGAGTGCTACCGATGCAAACAAGAAGCCTAACGAGTACGCTCAAATGAAAGCTATGATCAGCGCAGAAGATTTGCGTAAGGTAGTATTAGACTTTGAGATGTTAGGACAAGCAGCATTCCAAGTACATTACACAGCAGACAGAAAAAAAGTTCAGAAGCTATATCACATTCCTGTTCACTTATTAGCACCTGAGAAGTGCAATAAAGACGGAGAGATAGAGGCTTACTACTATTCAAATAACTGGGAAGACATAAGAAACTATGCACCCGAAAGAATCCCCGCATTTGGATTTGGTAACGAGAAAGTAGAAATACTAATCATTCAGCCTTACTCTGTAGGGATGAAATACTTTAGCTACGTAGATTACCAAGGAGGTATTCCTTACGCAGTGTTAGAAGAAGACATATCGAATTATTTGATAAACGAGGTGAACCGAGGCTTTTCTGGACGTATAGTCGTAAATTTCAACAATGGAATTCCGACACCTGAAGAGCAAGATATTATCAAATCAAAGGTGTTAAGCCAACTTTCAGGAACAGACGGACATAAGGTAATTGTAGCATTTAATAACAACTCTGAAAGCAAGACTACGGTAGATGCTATGCCTGTTAACGATGCGCCTGACCTTTACAATCAGTTAAGTGAGGAATGTATGCGTAAAATCATGCTGTCTCATAATGTTACTTCACCGCTTCTTTTTGGTATTGCCACTACTACAGGCTTCAGTGCAAATGCAGACGAGTTGCAGAATAGCTTTATCTTGTTCGATAACATGGTTATTAAGCCTAAACAAGAGGTTATCTTGGAAGCTATTGACCAAGCGTTAGCATATAATAACGTTAGTTTAGATTTAAGATTTGAAGAACTACAGCCATTGGATGCTGAAGGAGACTTGACAAAAACGGATGAAGCTGAAAAAGTAATCACAGCTATTAACTCACTTTCTCCACTTGTAGCTAATAAAGTTCTTGAATCAATGACACCTAACGAGATTCGCTCTTTAGTAGGATTGAAGGCAGAATCAGGTGGTTCAGATATTGCACCTATTCAAATGAGCGCAGAAGCTACAGATGAAGAGTTAGACATCTTGCTAAACGATCTTGAAGGCGAAGTATTAGGTGACGAATGGGAGCGTGTTACAGAGCGTGAAGTAAAGGAGGACAACATAAGTACTGAAGAGTGGGTAAATAATGCGTTAAACCCAAAGAAAAGCGTATTAGCGAAACTTGCTTCTATCATTAAATCTGAACCTAGCAGAGAATCTAATTTAGACAAGTCTGTTTATAAAGTTCGTTATGAATATTCGGAGCGTTATTCTAAGCCTAATTCAAGGGACTTTTGTGTTAAAATGATGTCTCGTACTAATAATGGAGTAGTGTATCGTTTAGAAGATATTGATAAGGCAAGTAGAGCCGGAGTAAATAAAGAGTTAGGCCATAAAGGACAGGCATACGATTTGTTTAAATTCAAAGGTGGAGTTAACTGCTCACACTATTGGAAAGAGGTTCTTTACAAGCTTAAACAAAAAGACGGAAAGTATGTAGAGGATAAATCTTTGAGTTCTTCTAACGAGGTTAATTCTATACCTAAATCATACCAACCAAGACCAACAGGAAACGCGCAAAGCAAAGTAGCACCTATTGATATGCCTAATAACGGGCATCACCCTAATTACGGAAAATAATGGCAGAAGCTTTATTAATAACGAGAACAGACGTAGTTAAGTTTACTGCGGTAAATGGTAACGTTGATACAGATAAATTTATTCAGTTTGTAAAGATTGCTCAAGATGTACACGTTCAGTCTATCTTGGGAACTGATCTACTAAACAAAATCAAAGCTGATATCGTAGCGAATACTTTGAGTGGCAACTATCTTTCTTTGCTTACAAACTACGTTAAGCCTATGCTTATACATTGGGCAATGGTTGAGTATTTACCATTTGCAGCTTATACGATAGCGAATAAGGGTGTGTATAAACACGAATCTGAAAACTCCACTACAGTAGATAAAGTAGAAGTGGATTTTTTAATTGAAAAGCAGAGACAAATAGCACAGCACTATACACAACGCTTTGTTGATTACATGAGTTTTAACAACAACCTATTCCCTGAATACAACTCGAACTCTAACGGGGATATGTATCCAAGGACGGATAATAACTTTTTAGGGTGGGTTTTGACTATTTTACCATTAATAATTTTTAATATTTAACATTTAATTTTAAGCGTATGCAAGAAGAATGGAGGCCAATTAAATCGTATGAAGGCTATTATGAAGTAAGTAATCTTGGAAGAGTTAGAAGTTTAACCAGAAAGATAGAAAGAACTGATCCTAAAATAACAACTAAAAAGAGGTTGTTTACATATTATGGAAAGTTAATACCTTTTTGGATTGCTAAAAAAGGATATTTAAGACTTACTTTAAATAAAAATGGAGTTAAATCAAATCATTTAGTGCATAGATTAGTAGCACAAGCATTTATAGAAAATGAGAATGGTAAAGAACAAGTAAACCATATCAATGGAATTAAGTGTGATAACAGAGTTGAAAATTTAGAATGGGTAACTAATTATGAGAATTATGTACATTCTGTATTAAATGATTTACAACCTCGTAATAAAAATTATAGCAAGTACCTATGAAGAAGTACAAACCGAAAGACAACAATATAAAGAAGTTAAAGTTATACTTACAGAAAGCGGATAAAGATGGCGAACGACATAGGATGGGGACAAGGTGTACTCAACACGATAGGATGGGGAGCTGATGGAAGTAGCGGTGGTTTAGAGACTACTAACTTACTTGCTGAAAACTCAGACTTCTTCGTTACTGAAGCATCTGACTTTCTAATAGACGAAACATTATTTAACAGCGGAGGATTTGGTGCTGTTTATGATGTTTCTTATGCAGGTGAGACTTTACTAGAACGATAAAAAAAATAAAATGGCAGAAAAGAAAATAAGTCAGTTAACAGCGAAAGGCGCAGCATTAGCGACTACGGATTTAATGGTTATATCTGAGGTGTCGGGTGCATCTTACGTTACTAAAAGTGTCACAGGTGCAAATATTAAATCACTTGCTCAAAGTGGGCTGCCTGTCGAGTTTGTTATAGCTGCATCAGATGAAAGTACTGCACTTACTACAGGTACTGCAAAGGTTACTTTCCGTATGCCTCATGCAATGACCTTGACAGGTGTGCGTGCATCACTTTCTACGGCACAGGCTTCTGGTTCTATCTTTACTGTTGATATCAACGAAGGAGGGACTTCTGTACTATCTACAAAGCTGACTATTGACAACACTGAAAAGACGAGTACAACGGCAGCTACTCCTGCGGTTATTTCAGATAGTGCTTTGGCTGATGACGCTGAAATCACTATTGATATTGACCAAATAGGTGATGGCACAGCTAAAGGATTGAAAGTAGTATTGATCGGTACAAGAGCGTAAGACTATGGGGTTTATAATTAATCCATATCAAGTACAGCCAGGAGTTCCTGCATTCACGGGAATTCTTGACACATACACAGGAGCAGCTGTAGCTTATTCTGCTGCACGTAGATTAGCAACTGCATATACAGGGCCATTGATTCGTGTACGTAGGAGTTCTGATAATACAGAACAGGACATAGGATATACTTCGGGAAATGTACTTGACGAATCAGCGTTGACGTCTTTTGTAGGAGCAAATAATGGGTTTGTAACTACATGGTATGATCAGAGTGGAAACGGAAAAGATGCATCGCAATCAACTGCTGCTGCACAAGCACAAATAATTAGTTCAGGCACAGTAATTAAATTAACTGGAACTGGCACAGCTAAACCTTGTTTAGATTTTATATTCGGAAACTATTATTCTACATCTGATATTTCTATAAATGCAGGTCAAAAATTCACTTCTATCCACGTTGATCTAAGACCCTTCCAAGGTAGAGGTTTTTGGATGAGTGGGGATGCTAATCCGTTTAATGTTGTTCATTATTGGGAAGATAATGCTTATATTACATCAAAAAACTACTCAGGTTCGTTAGACTTAATATATCAATATTATCCAACTAGGGTTTATAACATTGTTACTGGGTTATCGCTTGATTCTAATACATCTTCTTCAATTAGATTTAACGGAACGGCATTGAGTGGTGCATATACAACAATACCAGGTTTATCTTCAAATAATAAATTTAATACACTTGGTAGAAGAGCTGGAGGATCAGATTATACAGTTTCTAAAGTTCAAGAATTTATCTTATATCTAAGTGATAAAACTTCTACAATAAGTGGAATAGAAGGAAACATAAACACATTTTACGGAGTATACTAATGCAAGTTACAGGATATAAATATACGACAGAACAGGCGGCTATTGACGCAAGAGAATCATGTGATAATTACTACGGCATACCTGTCTCACCTGATGATGTAACACAGAACTGGGTAGAATATCAAACAGCTGATTTAAACACACCTATTTTTTGGTATATAAGACACGATGATTCACTTGATGTAGTTTTAGGAACACCCGAAATATTTGAAGTTGAGACTCCGCCTTTCCCACCAATTAACTAACTTTAAACGGGCAGCATGACTGCCCTTTTTTATGCGAACTATATTTATAATATTGATTAGTTTCTCGTCAATTTCTCAAACGTTGCTTAGGTATGACAACGTAGAGGATTGGAATTGGTTAGGCTATTGGTATGGCGTTAACGGGAACTATCATACTAATGCTAAAGTGAGCGGCACTTTGTCTGCTTCAATTTACGGAGCTGGAAACGGAACTTCCGCTATAGAACAAGGTTGGTACACATTGCCAAACGTCACTGGTTTAAATCCTTTGTTAGAATATGAATTTAGATTTAGATTAGGTTCGTATTTTTTTAGTAATTCAACCGCCACTACAAGAGGTGTGGACGTACCCGATTTCATAGATGTTCAAGTTAGCAGAGATGGGGAGCTTACCTATACTTCAGAATTACGTATTACGGGCAATACTAATGCCTATTGGAACTATAATACTTTAGGAAATATAACGCATACAGCAAATGGTTCTTTCGGATCAGGAGACACTTACCAAAGTGCAGTTGGGAATAATAACGGATTAAACACTTCTTATTCGGTAATACGCCTTAAAATAACTGGAGTTACTCAAATAGCAATAGATATTTTAGCAAGGGTTAACAGTGCAGGTGAGGAATGGTGGATGGATAACTTTGAGTTATGGCAAATTACTCAGGCTTTACCGATAGAGTTTGTTTCTTTTAAAGGAAACTTAGACAGCCTTTGGTGGGTTAGTGCTTCCGAGTTTAACAATGATTACTATACTATAAGCCATAGTAAAGACGGATATACATTTAATGACATAGAATATATAGACGGACTTACTTACTCTATAGAGCCTAAACGTTATTCTATCAAAAACACGGAAGGACAAGGGTATTTTAAACTATCACAAACAGACGTAGATGGGGTTAAAACTGAGTTAGATATAATATTTATCCAAGAAGAAAAACAACGAATCTTAATAAAGATAGTTAATATGTTAGGTCAGCAAGTAGAAACGCTTACAGATGGCCAAGTATATTTACTGATTTATTCGGACGGAACTATTCAAAAGATAATTAAATGACACCGCAGATAGTAGCAGATTACACAAAGAAACATGGAACATCTTTCCTTTTGATTTGTGCTATATTTTGGCTTAATAACCGACTTTCAAATGTGGAATCTAAGTTGTATGATTGTTTAGATGACCAAATACAAATGAAGTCTTCGGATGTGCATAGATCATTACAGCACAAATACGAACCTATCTACGCTATATTACCTAAAGAAACGAAATACAATGGAAAATCTAAAAGAAAGATGGAAGGCTAAAACGCCTGAGTTTTGGAAGAAAGTACAAAAAGTTGGCATAATTGCAGGAGCAATAGGAGGAGCATTGCTTACAGCTCCAATATCTTTACCAGCCACAATCATAACAGGCGCAACTTATTTAGTAGTAATCGGAACTACTGCGGCTACACTTAGCCAACTTACCAAAGAGTAACTTACTAAAAAGTAACCTATGAATTTGACTTTACACGTTAGCGTGGCTGAGTTTGAACGTTCAGACGCAGCTATAAAGCATGGCATTTCTAATAAAATGAATGAATTTGAAAAAGAAAGAGCCATAGAATTATGTAAAAACGTATTTGAACCAATAAGAAGATACGTTGGTAAACCAATTAAAATTAACTCAGGATTCAGAAGCGCAGCTTTAAATAAACGTATCGGTGGATCAAAAACAAGCCAACACGTTTTAGGTGAAGCTATGGATTTAGATTTACACGACAGAGAATTATTTGAGTGGATTTTGGATAACATTGAATACGATCAAGCAATTTATGAAGCAGGGAACGACGAAAAGGCGGATTGGTTTCATATATCTTATAGAAAAGGTCGTAACCGCAAACAGGCTTTAAGAATGATAAAGAAAGGCGGAAAGACTATCTATGTACCTTACAAAAGAAAGAATGCGTAAGAGACTCTTTTTTGACCTTGAGACCTCATTTAATATAGGTTTCTTTTGGCGAAGTGGATATAACCAAACTATAACACCCGAACAGATACTGCACGAACGAGCAATCATTTGTGTGTGTTGGAAGTGGGAAGGTAAGGATGAGATTCATAGTTTAACATGGGATAAGAAGCAGTCTGATAAAGGGCTGCTTTCTGCTTTTATTAAAGAGTTAAATAAAGCAGACGAAATAGTAGCGCATAACGGAGATAGGTTCGATGTAAAATGGCTGCGTACAAGGTGCTTAAAACATGGTATTGATATGTTCCCCTCATACCAATCTATTGACACGCTTAAAACGGCTAAAAAGCTGTTTAATTTCAATTCTAATAAGTTGGATTATATAGCCAAGTATTTAGGTGTCGGTGAAAAGATGGAGACTGGCGGTTTAGATCTATGGAAAAAGATAGTATTTGATAAAGATCAAGAGGCCTTAAACCACATGGTAAAATACTGTTTACAAGATGTGGCTATTTTGGAAAAAGTATTTAACGTTATGAATAAATATGAAAAACCTAAAGTTAACTATGCTACTTTACATTACAACGAGAAGTATTCATGTCCTGAGTGCGCCTCTACCAATATACAACTCAGAAAAACTTACACTACTTCTTTGGGTACTATACGACATAACATGAGGTGTAAAGAATGTAGAAAGCCTTATACTATAAACCAAAAAAATTATTCTGAATATATAAAGGATAGGTTACGGAATAAATTATAACTTTGAGACTTCATAGAGTTTTGTTAGGTGTAATATTTTAAAGCCCTCTCCGGAGGGTTTTTTTGTTTCTATAACCCCAATAAACACTGACAAACTAAAAATAATTTAAAAATATTTGTTCAAAAGTTTGCAGTTATCAACAAAGTGCGTATCTTTGTAAGGTCAATAAGACGCAAAACACAAAACGAAACGTTATGAAAACAAGAGAATTTATTAAAGCTGGATTGGTAAAAAATGGTACAAAAGTAATGGTTAACAAAGGGGCAAGTTATGAATGTGGTAGACATAGTGACCATAGCATTGTTGGCTATGTGCGAGAAACATTTGAGGCAACTTGCGTAAGTACACCTAAAATATCTATTCATTCTGACGGAATTCAAGAATTTGAATATGCTCATTTGACGTGTGTTGACATTAATGGTATAGAGTATTGTATTGACATTAGTCATTGTAAATATTCAAATGTTGATTCTCAAAAAGATGTTACCATTATAATAACAAACAACGAAGGGTGCGACTCGGTTAACGCACAATTTAATTAAACACCTATGAAAAAACAACTTAAAGAAGCTCGAATGCTTCACCTTAGAGCAGATCAACTGCTAGAGCTTTGTGAAGAAGCACAAAAGAAAGTAGATTCCATGTGTCGTTGGAATGTAGAACAAGCAATACCTAACGGATTTGATCAGCATTCAGACGATGAAATTGAATTTCAAGAAAGAGTAGTAGAACGTATATGGAGAAGCTACCAAGTATTAGTACACAAAATCAATCAAAACACAACGCTATGAAAGCAAACGCATTTAAAAAAGCAACACAGGCATTTAACCAACATATAAAGCCTACTACATTAGAGAATGAGTTTATACCTAACAACGGAGTGAGACACGGAGATTTAAAAAGATACTGGAACAATTACAATGCAGAGTTAGTAAATAGAATTTCAGAAATAAGAAGCTATGGAGAAAGAATTTAAAAAGGGAGACAAAGTAAAAGTTAGAGGATGTTTCTCCGACTTTAAGCACAGACATGATCATGTTTGGTTTGAAGGTGAGTTTTTAGGAATGTGTTTAGGGTATGTATATAAATACCGAGTTAAAGTAAACGGCAAGTATTCAGATTGGAAAAATTGTGAGAAAGTATGAAAAGCTATAAAATAACGTACAAGGTAAAAGTAAAGGAGTGGGAAACTCGCTACTTGATAGTTCGTGCTTACACAAGTGAACACGCAAGGGAAAGATTTAGTTTATGGAAAGGATTAATAACAGATATACACGAGATATGAAAGAAAAAGAATTTGAAAAGAACGTTTTAATGTTCTGTATAATGGGAATATTTTTTATTTTATTAATAGCAAAACTAACACAATGAGTTACGAGCTAAACACGATCAGAAACACGAAAAAAACATTCACAAAGAATACTAGATTTATGTTTGAAGATTTCCTTATAAGTTGTCCTTTCAGTATAGAGTATCTAAGACAGAAGAACCGTAAACAAGAAGTGATGCAATGGAGACAGATAGGGATGGCGTGGTACGCTATGGAGTATAACTCATTAACACAAGCTGGGGATTTCTTTAACCATGATCATAGCACCGTTGTACACGCTCTTAAATGCATTCAGGATAGGAAATGGAATCCGTCTTTATCTGACAAGGTAAATAACATTTTAGAACTTATGGAAAACGAAATAATAAACGCGGAATCTATAGGAGAAAAAGAAGTTAATTCACTTATTTATTTAGAAAAATTAATCAGAACGAAACTACAATTAGTTGAAAAGTAGTATATTTGTAAACACTTAAAAATTAAACACTATGAAAAATTTATTTAAATCGTTAGCAGCGTTCCAACAAGACGTACCTGTTATTTTTAAAGGAACGACAGCAGGTAGCGGAAACTTTGCGTACCAATACACGGATCTTCCTGCTATCTTTAAAGTAATCAATCCGCTATTACAAAAACATGGATTAGGCTTTACTCAGGTGACAGAGTTCAAAGACGGACATGATTATTTAGTGACTATCTTATTTCATGTAGAAAGTGGAGAAACTATAGAAACACGGTTACGTTTACTTCCTGAAGTAGAGTTGAAAGGTCAAAATATATTCCAGTCTTATGGTTCACAACTTACTTACTTTAGACGTTATGGAATTTCTCAGATTCTCGGACTTGTAACCGACAAAGACACGGATGCTGTTGGTGAGACTACAAAGAAGAAATCATTCCCTAATGAACGTTTCGAGACAGGGATGAACATGGTATTTAAAGGTGAGATCACAAAGGATCAGTTCATCAAAGCTATAAACGGATTTACATTAACACCTGAGCAAACTAAACAAATCGAAGCACTATGACACCGAAAGAGAATGCAAAACAATTGTTTGATAAAATGTATATGGTTGATGACCCGATGGGAAACTACCCGATGTGTTTTGATACAGCTAAACAATGTGCCTTAATTGCAGTTGATGAGATATTAAATGAAATTCCAGAATTTTTTAAAGATTCAATACAGACTTTTAAAGGTGATATTAAAATTGACGTTCCAAATTGTAGTTATGATTTTTGGAAACAAGTTAAACACGAAATAGAAGCACTATGATAGTTAGATGTTCAGCAATAGGGAAACTCATGACAGCTCCGAGAAATAAATCGGAGTTGTTATCTGAAACTGCAAAGACTTATATTCAAGACTACTTTAAAGAAAAGGAGCTAGGAATAGCTAAAGAGTTTTGGAGCAGATATACAGACAAAGGTCTACAAATGGAAGACGAAGCAATAGAGTTTGCAGGTCAAGTGTTAGGATGGGATTTTGTAGTTAAAAACACGGAGAGATATAATAACGAATGGATTACAGGTGAACCCGATGTAATTACAAAAGACTTACTTGCAGACATTAAATGCTCATGGGATGGTTCGACTTTCCCAATGTTCGATACTGAATTAAAGAATAAAGATTATTTTTGGCAGCTACAAGGTTATATGTTTCTAACAGGAATAGATAAAGCTGAATTAATCTATACCCTCATGAATACACCCCATCAAATAGTAGAAGATGAGGTACGTAGAGCGCATTGGAAAGCTGGTTTAATTGACGAAGATTTAGACTTACGTGAAGCAGTACAGAGCCAACATAACTTTGATCACTTACCAAACGAACTGCGCATTAAAAGATTCATTGTAGAGAAAGACGAAAAATCTATTGAACAGATTAAAGAAAAAGTAGAGATAGCGCGAGACTATTACGAAACATTAAAAAGTATATTATGAAAGACACAATAGTAGAATCCGTTATTAAGCAATTTAAAGACCGCTCAGAGGTTGGAATAGCTAAATACGGAGTAACACTTAACAGAGAAGATTTAAGCACGTTACAATGGCTGCAACACGCGCAACAAGAAGCCATGGATTTTTGCCTATATTTGGAGCGTTTAAAACAAGAATTTAATAACCAAAAACAAAAGTAAAATGAGTTACGACAACACGAACACAGCCGTTATTTTTAAGAATAACAAGAAAGAAAACGAAAAACATCCTGACTACCGGGGGACTATTAACGTAGATGGAAGAGAATTAGAAATAAGCCTATGGGTCAAAGAAGGTAAAGCAGGTAAGTTTTTCTCAGGTAAGATTCAAGAGCCATTTAAAAAAGAAACAGAGTTAAAAAGTTTCTCTGAAAAGGTTGGTAAAGATTCTTCAGGTTTACCCTTCTAAAACAAATATTAAATAAAATAGTTATATTTGAAACGGTGAGTCGCTGCACCAAGTAAAATATTAAAATACATTCCTTTGGGGGAGTAGGTAACAGCGACACCGAAACCTCAAAGGATTTTTTATTTTATGGCAAAAGACAAAAAAGGATTTATCCTGTACGCTGATCAGAAAGCATTATTTGAACAGCTACCTAATGACAAAGCTGGAG